CGCGTGAGGGCTTCGCTCGAAACCCCGGCCAGCTTGGCAGCGCCGCGGTAGCGCTGCAGATCGCCGGTGGACACGCCGATCAGTCCGGCCGTGCGGTTCACCTCGTAGCCCAGGTTTCCCCAGCGCGCGGTGAGCGTCGCCACCGCTGTCGCAGCCGCCACGATCCCGCCGGCCACGCCGAATCCGAACAGCGCCTCCATCTGCGGCGCGATGGCACCGACCGCGCGACCCAGCGTCAGCGACACGCGCGTGACCTTGCCCATGCCGGCGGCGATCTTGTCCAGGTGCATCTCGCGCGCCAGCGCGCCCATCTGGCGCTGCGTGTTCGTCAGCGGCCGGACCGCCTTGCTCGCCTGGTTGTTCAGGTTGCGGAAGACCTTGGTGAAGCGGTCCAGCGCAACAATCTGCACCTCGAATTTGTTGGCCATCCGCTACCCCTGGGCCTGCATGCGGCAGGCCTGCGCGTTCCACCACTGCAGCTCCGACCAGGTCAGCCCCGGCGCGTCGCCTGGGCCCCAGCCGTAGAACCGGGTCAGCTCAGCGACGACGTCTCCGGCGTTTCCGGGGAGTCCTCGCTGAAACGGCCGAAAAAAGCGCCGCAAGCCTCCAGGTCGCGCTGGCGCAGCTGGTCGACGACGGCCATGGGCACCTTCGCGTTCAGGTGGATCAGCGTGCCGAGCTGCTCCATCGCGCTGCCGGCCTTGCCGGCCTGCACCAGCTGCTTGTACGTCGGCTCGGTCAGCTGCAGCTCGGCGTACTCCACCTCCGCGCCCTCGCGGCCGATATTGATGGGCCGGACCAGGGTGACGGTGAGCTCGTCCACGAGGTTCTGCTCCATCACGCCTCCTCGACGCTGAAGCCTTCCCACTTGACGGCGAAGGTGCCCTCGGTGGTGGCGACTTCCTGGGTGTCGACCGTCCACATGTTGCGGCCGATCACCGTCTTGCCGTTGGCCAGCTCGCCCACCACGGTGACGTCCGTCATCGCGTTGATGTCGCCCACGCTGAGGCCGCCGGCGTCGCGGATGGTGCCGCTGATGAAGCCGGCGACGGGCTTCTCGGAGTAGCCGTGCACGCGGTCCTGGCCGACCAGCGTCTCGCGCGCGACGGCCGACGGCATGTAGGTGAAGTCGCCGGCCAGCATGAAGCTCTTGCCGTCGACGGTGAGGTAGGCGATGCCGGCCAGGCGGTTGGTTTGGTCTGCCATGGTGGTTCCTGCTCAGGTGGTGAAGGGTCAGGCCAGCCGGAACTGGGCGAGCACCGCGAAGATGCGCAGCTGGTCGATGAGGATCCCGGGCCACAGCACGTCGACCCGGTTGGGATTGCTGCTGTTCTGCTGCACGATCAGGCCTTCCTTGAAGGCGTCGCCGTTCTGCACGAGGCCGTCGTACTCCAGCTGCCGGTACTGGGCGATCAGCTCGGCACGGATCATGTTGGGCGTGACGATGGCCGAGCCGGGCGCGAAGCGGGTGCCGTTGGCGGCCAGCTTCACGCGCGCATACTTCGAGGTGATGGCGGTCTTCATCGAGCGCAGCACGAAGGCCAGCGTGAAGAGCGTCTCCACTTCCAGGTAGCTGTTGTCGGGGCTGCCGAATGCGTTCTTCTGGTAGGTGGTGATCAGGTTCTCGATCATCACCGTGCCGTCGTCGGCGACGACGAAGGTGCTGATGCCGTCGAACAGCAGGGTGTTGCGGTCGGTGAGCACGAAGCGGCTGCTCAGCGGAGGTGCCAGCACGCCCTTGATGGCGACGGTCTGCAGCGGCAGCGCCGGATCGGCGCGCAGGCTCACCGCCGCGGCGCCGGCCATCGACGCGGCCCACAGCCAGGCCGGCGTGGGGCTGTCGTTGAAGCCCATCACGGTGGCGTGCTGATCGTTGCGCCCGGTGCCGAAGGTGACCAGCGACCCGAAAGTGCCGGCCTTGGCCGCGAACACATGGCCATACAGCTGCTGGCTGTAGGACCAGCGGCCCGTCTGGTCGTCGAGGAAGGACTTCAGCGCGTTCAGGCTCGTGGTGTCGGTGTACGGGCAGACGATGAAGTCGAACGGCTGGCTGCCGAGGTTGGCCAGGGCCGTGGTGAGGACGGGCGCGGTGGCGCCGCTGGCCATCGCGGTGATGGTCCAGGTGAGGCCGGCCGGGCTCGTCTCGCCGCCGGCCACGCCCAGGTAGTTGACCCGCAGGTCGATGTCGTTGCCCGTGGGGCCCTTGTTCACCGCCGTGAAGGTCACGGTGCTGGTGTTGGCCGAGGCGTTCACCGGGCAGGTGGGGTCGGCGTTGATCAGCGCCGCCAGCGCGGTGGCCAGCTGGGCGGTGGTCTGCGTGGACAGCACCGGCAGCGCGTAGCGCATGCCCCCCACGTAGAGGTAGACGGTGCCGTTCACCGTGGCAGCCGCGGTGAAAGCGACCGTGCCGGTGGCGGCCACCGCGGCCGCGTCGTCGGCCAGCGGCAGATACCAGACCTCGCCGAAGGTGTCGTTGAGCCGGTAGGCGGCCGTCATCAGCGCCAGCAACGAGTCGGGACCGCCCACGGCTGCGGCGTCGGCCGCGCCCTGGGAGATCACGGGCACGTTCGGCGTGGCCGTGCCGGTGGCCGTGATCTGGCCGATGATCAGCGCGCGCTGCACCGCCTGGGCCGTGTTGGCGCGGGAGTTGTCCACCTCCGCGTAGAAAAGCGGCACCCGGATGTTCTGCGGGATGTTCTTGAAGGGGATGGTCATGAAGGCCTCCAGGCGGTGAATTCAGAGATCAGGACTCGAGCGGGTCGACGCGCGTGTCCGAGAGCCGCTGCAGCATTTCGTCGGCGCCAGCGCCGGTGTATTCGCCGGTGACCAGCTCGGTGACGTCGCCGTCGCGCACGCGCCGGGCCCAGTAGTCGGACGGCTGCACCTCGCGGCCCTCGGGCGGCAGGTAGTAGTCGGGGGTGCCCTGCATCGCAGGGTCGGGGATGGTCAGGCCGGCGGCCGGAACGACGAACATGAGGTGCCTTTCAGGTCAGGTCGATCTGCAGCGTGCCCTCGTCGCGGCCATCGGGGCCGGCGGTGCGCGGCGCAGGGGTGACCGCATCGGGGAACGGCGGATCGGTGTAGGCGCCGCCCGGGTCGAACGGCGCGCCGGTGTCCACGTGCACGTCCATCCGCTGCAGGGCCGGGTAGTCGGCGGGACTGATCTCGGTCGGGTCGAAGGCCTCGAAGGTCTCGCAGTCCACGCGCATCACGGCGCGCGCGACGTGGCGCTTGCCGTCCGAGCTGATGTCCACCGTGGTGGTCACCGTCGGGAACTGCTGGCACAGCTGCACGAGCGGCTGCGCGGAGAAGAAGCAGGCCTCGAGCTGCTGGCACAGGTCGTCGAGCGCGTCCTGCGCGGAGGCGGCGGTGGCGTCCTCGACGGTGAGCATCAGCTCCAGCGTCACCGTGGTGGTGAACTCGGGCAGCGTGCGCGTCACCGACACCTTGCGCTCGCCGGGCGCGCGCAGCTTGATGTTCGGGCAGCGCGCCGGCGCCGTCTCCCAGTCGCCCGGGCTTTCGACGGTGATGCCGGTGATGGCCTGGACGACAGCCAGCGCGGTTTCGCGCAGCTTGCGGCGGGCGAGCATGCTCATGCGAGGTTGGCCTCCAGGCGCGCGCCGCCGTGGCTGTCGGTCTTGCCGGCCTTGACGACGTAGGTCTGGCCGCGCACGGTGAACTCGTCGCCCTGGGCGTTCTCGGGGTCGAAGTCGGCCGGGAAGTCGGCGAGCCGCACGCCCAGGACCGGGCGCGCGGAGATCACCTGCAGCTCGCCCGGGCCGGCGGGCGTGTAGGCCTCGTCGAAGATGGCCGTGATGGACAGCGGCTCTCCGAAAGCCGGGGTGTAGGTCACCGGCTCGCCGAACACGTCCATCAGCGGCCCCACGACGAGGCCGTCCCAGTCGATCACGGCGTCAGGCGCCGGCCTTGCCGCGCAGCAGCACCTCGGGACGGGTGCAGATGAACAGCGGGTAGGCGTAGACCTCCATCTTCCACCACATGCGGCGCTGGGTGTCGAAGATGGGGAGCACGTACACCGGCTTGCCCGGGGTGTTCACCCAGTCCACCGTCTCGCCCGGCGCGTTGGCTTCGCGGAAGATGCCGGGGGCACCCACCGGGAAGAACTTCACTTTGTCGTCGGCGATCTTGATGGTGGTGTTGTCGTCCGAGCCGCGGTAGTTCACCCAGGTGATGCCGCCGAACTCGAATTCCGAGAACGCCGCGCCGGCGGAGCCGCCGCGGATGTCGCGCGCGTCGGCCCAGTTGACGAAGGTGCGGATCACGTCCGGATGGTTCGTGAACAGGTCGTAGAAGCTGTCGCCGCACAGCGCGTAGACCTTGGTCGCCGGCGTGAACGCGCCCTGGGCCTTGCGGGCCATGGTGCGCACGATGGCGTTGCAGATCGGGCGCAGGCTGTTGGCGGTGCCGGCGGCCAGGTTGAACGCCGTTTCCGCCGGCTGCGCGATGCCGAACTCGTCGAACCAGTTGTACAGCGTCGAGCCGTCCTTCGGATCGAGCACGAGGCCCTGCACCGCGGCGAGACGCAGAAACTCCTTCGTGTACTCCACGCTGGACAGCAGGCCGGTGGGGCCGCTCAGGCGGCGCGCCACCTCGGTTTCCACCTGCATCAGCACGCTCTCGGTGCCGAACTCGCGGATGCCCTGCACCTCCTCGGCGTACACGGTGTCGTCGTGCATCAGGCGCGGCACGTCGAAGTAGCGCATCTTGCGCTTCTCGGTGGTGCGCTGCGTGCCCTCGGCACCGCGCTCGCTGAAGGGGATGAGCACCAGCTGGCCGGTGCGCTCTTCGACCGCCAGCGCCTTCGTGCGGATGGGGTTGGGGTCGAACAGGTTCAGGTTGCCCAGGCCGATCGGCTGGAAGGGATTGCGCTGCACCGCGTCGGTGAGCGCGATGGCCTTGAACGGGTCCTGATTGAAGATGTCGAGAATGTCGCCCATGGCGAACTCCTTTCTGGAATGAAAAAAGCCGCCCGAGGGCGGCCTGTTCGTTGCGGGTGATGGGTTACCGCGGGATGACGCCGATGGCGGCCAGCTGCGCGAGGCCGGAGGCGATCACCGCCGCGCTGGCGCCGGAGGGCCACACGAGCTCGGAAGCGTTCACCTCGGCCGCGCGCGTGACCGCCACGGCCTGCTTGTCCGCCGAAGTGGTGTCGCGGTCGCCGTAGAGGATGCCGGCGACGGTCTGCGTGCCGTCCACCGCAGAGGGGTTCCACGGCGCGTACTTCCCGGTGCCGGCCGCCACGGTGACGACGAACTGGTCGCCAGCCGCGAAGTCGGTGGCGCCGTCGGCGATCGTGAACGTGAGGCCGCCGCCGGTGAATGCGCTGGCGACGACACCGTGGCCGATCTCCATGCCGTTCGGATCCTGCACGCTGAAGGTGCCCACGTTGGTGCCCGGCTCGATGATGGTCACCTTGTAGTTGCCCAGCATGGGCGCGTAGCCCGTGCAGGTGACCGCGCTGGAGGTGCTGTTGCCGGTGTTGCCAGAGTTCGCCACGGACGCGGCGGTCGGGTTGCCGACCTTGCCGGTCACGGTGATGGTGAAGCCGTCGCCGGCCACCATCGGCGTGGCGCCGGTGGTCATCGTGATGCCGATGCCCAGCGCGCTGAAGGCCACGCCGTTGCTGCCGGTCGCGCTGTCGCCGTCGGGCGCCGTGACCGTGAACGCGGTCGCGCTGGTGTAGACCAGGCTGTAGACGCCGACCTGGGTGGCGACGCTGTTCAGCGTGACCGCGCCGAACACGCCGTTGCCGGTGTTGGTGCCGAGCGCAGCCGAGGTGGCCGTCAGGCCGGTGGTCGCCTTGCCCAGCACGGTGCCGGCCTTGATCTTGGCGCCGCCGGTCAGGGTGATCTGATCCAGCGAGCGGTGGCCGTTGGCCAAGCTGACGATGAAGCCGCCGTCATGCAGCGCTTCGACGAGAGGGGTCACAGTGGGGTTGCCCATGATTCAGGGTCCTTTCGATGGTGAGGGTGTCGCGGATCAGCGGGCGCGCGGGTTGGCCTTCTTGAAGGCCGCATCCCAGCGGGTCGCCACGGCTTGTTCCGTGGTGGGCTGCGTGCTGCCGCCGGCGCCCAGCGCGGGATTGCGGCGCTGCGGGTTGGCCTGGCGCGACGCGGCGGGCGCCTTCTCCAGCACCGCGATCGCCTGCTTGGCGCTCAGCTCGGTGTTGAAGGCCAGTTCGGCCGCCAGCGCAACGTTGGTGGCAGCGGCCGGCGACGCGAAGATCGAGGCGCAGCGGG